TGCTTATAAATGGCAAGATGAAAATGGTGTAACACAATACACACAACTTTCTCGTTTCTTTCCTTTATCAATTCCGTTTATGGTTACAGCATCAATACAAGATGCATTAGAAGAAGCAAGTGATATATTTAATGACCCATTACACAGCGCAGAGCAAGAAAGATACTTAGATTTTATGCGCCATATTGGTGGTGCATCAATGTCTTTATGGTCTAATATTTTTGCTAGTAATTTAATGACACAAGATTTTTTTAAATTAACTGAGATATTTTCAGAGACTGAAGCTACTAATGAAGAAGGAGCTGCTAATATTTCTAAATTAGAAAGATATTTTGGAAGATTTACTTCTAAAAATGTACCATTAGCTACGTCATGGAGATGGACAAATAAAGTATTTGCAGACGGTGAAGCAGAACTTGTAACAGCTTTAGACCATTTAAAACAATCAACACCTTATGGTTTAGCTAAAATTATAAACGAAAAATACTTAGGTGGTAAATTAGATGCATTAAATTATGGAGATGCATTATCACCAAAATCTGACCCGTTGGGAAATGAATATGCAAAACCTAGAGGATTGTTACTAGGTCAAGCACAAGATATGTTTCCTGTTACTTCGCATTGGAGTGATAACATGGTAGACAGTAACGGAAATAAAATTGTATTATCACCGGAAGCTAGAGAAAAATTAGAAACTTCTAATATTAAATGGGAAAGACCTCAGTTTACTATTCAGATTGGAACTAAGAAACCATTGAATATGAAATTAACTACAGCTATTCAATACAAACATCCGGTTACTGGAGAAACAATTAAATTTCCAGAAGGCATTACTATGTACGAAGCAATGCGTCAAGTTAAAGGTCAAATTAAAATAGCAGGAAGAACTTTAAATGAAACATATCAATATGAGTTAGAAAATCCTAATTCTGAATTTAATAAAAGATATGCTTCTAATAAACTTCTTGGCGGTAAATATATTGGTGATGATTACCTCTTACAACGAATAAGAGAATTTGAAAGAGAAGCTAGAGAGTGGATTAAAAGCAATGCTTTGATTGATATTAACGGTAAAATTACTACAGCTAGTGCACTTAAACGTAGCGCAGAAACCATTGAATTTATGGAATTAATGGGTGAATAGATAAAGTACCCCTTTTAGAAGAGATAAACACAAATTATGGCAAATTCATTCGTAAGATACACCGGAAACGGTACAACTACTACATACGCTATACCTTTTAGTTATAGAGATACAGCTGATTTATCTGCTACTGTAGCAGGTGTAAATATAACAGCTTACACTTTAGATGCAGCAGGTACTAATCTTACGTTTACTACAGCACCGGCTAATGGTTCTGCTATTGAAATAAGAAGAACAACAAGTCAAACAACTAAACTTGTAGACTATGTATCAGGTTCAGTACTAACTGAAAATGACCTAGATACAGATAGTGACCAAGCGTTCTTTATGTCGCAAGAAGCGATTGATGATGCTAATGATGTAATTTCTTTAGATAATGCAGATTTTCAATGGGACACACAAAATAAAAGATTAAAAAATGTAGCAGACCCAACATCAGCACAAGATGCGGCTACTAAAAACTATTTAGAAAATACTTGGTTAACCCCTGCAAACAAAACAGCTTTAACTACAGTAAACGCTAACATAGCTAATATAAACGCTGTAAATAGTAACGCTTCTAATATTAACTCAGCAGTATCTAACGCTACAAATATCAATACAGTAGCTACCAACATTGGTTCAGTAAATACTGTTGCTACAGATATTGCTAAAGTAATTACAGTAGCTAATGATTTAGCAGAAGCAGTTTCAGAAGTTGAGACTGTAGCTGATGACTTAAATGAAACTAGCTCAGAAATAGACACAGTTGCAGGAGCAATAACTAACGTAAATAATGTTGGAAATAATATAGCCAACGTAAATACAGTAGCAGGAATATCTAGCAACGTAACTACAGTAGCAGGTAACAATTCTAATGTGTCAACAGTTGCAGGTATTTCTGGTGACGTAACTGCTGTTGCAAATATTTCTAGTGATGTTCAAGCAGTAGAAAATGTAAAAGCTAATGTCACGACAGTAGCAGGTATTGCGAGTGACGTTACAGGCGTTGCAAATATCTCAACTGCTGTTTCTAATGTTAACTCTAATTTATCAAATATTAATGCAGTAAATTCTAATGCTTCAAACATTAATACTGTTGCAGGTAACAACTCAAATATTTCTACAGTAGCAGGTGTATCTTCAGACGTTACAACAGTTGCAGGTATATCTAGTGACGTACAGGCAGTAGAAAATATTGCTTCAAATGTAACTACAGTTGCAGGTATGTCTACTGCTATTAATACAGTAAATTCTAACGCAACAAATGTTAACGCAGTAGGTGGAGCAATCGCCAATGTTAATAATGTTGGTGGTTCTATAGCTTCAGTAAATACTGCAGCATCAAATTTAACTTCAATAAATAGTTTTGCAAATACTTATCTAGGTGCATCAGGTTCAGCACCAACGCAAGACCCAGATGGTTCAGCATTGGATTTAGGAGATTTATATTTTGATACAGGTTCAAACCAATTAAAAGTTTACTCATCAACTGGTTGGGTAAATGCAGGTTCTTCAGTAAATGGAACTTCAGATAGATTTAAGTACACAGTATCAGGAACACCTACAACTATTTCTGGTAATGATGATAATTCAAAATCACTTTCTTATGACGCAGGATTTATAGACGTATTCCTAAATGGAATTAAGATGGTAAATGGAACAGACGTTACTGTAACAAGTGGTAACTCTGTTGTCTTTGCTTCAGCTTTAACAAATGGTGATGTCGTAGATATTATAACTTTTGGTACGTTTAATATTGCTTCAATGAACGCATCAAATCTAACAAGTGGTACAGTACCAGATGCTAGAATTACTGGTGCTTATACAGGCATTACTAATCTTACAATGTCTGGCGATTTAACAGTTGATACGAATACTTTAAAAGTTGATAGCACAAATAATAGAGTTGGGATTGGAAATTCATCTCCGACAGGTGCTTTAGATGTTAAATCTAGTACACAACCACAATTAAAAGTAGCAACTGCTTCTGCAACAGCAGAAAGAAATGCAGGTTTTTTAGTTACAGCAAATAATAGTGCAACAGCAGGTTCAAGGTATCTTAAACTTTCACTTGATGCTGATGGTGGAGATGGCTCTGGTACAGATAATTTAACTATAACAAAAACTGGTGGTAGTGGAGATGCAACTATAACAAATGAGAGTAATGCAAATATAGTTTTTGGAACTAATAATACAGAAAGAATGAGATTAACTTCTACTGGATTAGGTATTGGTACAAGTTCTCCTGCATCAGAACTAGAAATTGAATCAGCTACACCAGAAATACGCATTGATGCAACTAGTGGAGCAGGTAGAAATTATAAAGTTCACTCAGATGGTAATGAACTTTATATTGAAGGTATAGGTTCTTCAGGAAGTTTAAAAATTGGTGAAGATGGAAATTATGGCGTTAATATTGATTTAGGTAGTGGAACTGTTGGTATCGGAGAAACATCACCTTTAGGATTACTTCATGTTAAATCTGCTGATAGTGGTGCTAGTGCAAACTCTGGTCACAATCAAGTCATAGCAGAAAATTCTGGTAATAGTGGAATGACTATTCTATCTGGCACATCATCTAATGGAGCAATATGTTTTGGAGATAGTGGCAATAATTGTATTGGATATATTAATTATGCTCACAATGGTAATCATTTAGATTTTGGAGTTAATGGTTCAGAACGTATGCGTATCGACAGCTCTGGTAATGTTGGGATTGGAAATTCTGGACCTAATTACACATTAGAAATTGGAAATGCTTTTTCTGGTAGAGGTGCAAGTATTAATCTAAATAATAATGTAGGTCAGATTCGAACTAGAGCAAGTTTAACTGATACACAAACACATCATGCTTTTGTAAATCCAAATGGAACTGTAGGAACAATTAAAACCAATGCTTCAGCAACATCATTTAACACTTCATCTGACTACAGATTAAAAGAAAATGTATCTTATGACTTTGATGCAACAACAAGATTAAAACAATTAAAACCTGCAAGATTTAATTTCATAGCAGATGCAGATACAACAGTTGATGGTTTTTTAGCACATGAAGTATCTTCTGTAGTACCAGAAGCAATCTCTGGAGAAAAAGATGCAGTAGATGCAGATGGTAATCCAGAATATCAAGGTATCGACCAATCTAAATTAGTACCTTTACTGGTCAAAACAATTCAAGAATTAGAAGCAAGAATTACAACATTGGAGAATAATTAAATGACTAACGCAAGAGATAAAGCAAACATACCAGTATTAAATTTTCAATCTAAAGGTATAGATGATAATGCAGATGCTACTGCTATAACTATTAACTCATCAGAGCAAGTTGGAATAGGTACTGCATCTCCAGACCATTTGCTTCACATATCTGCAAATTCTACTAATGCACAATTAAAATTACAAAGAACAGGAAGTGCTACAGCTTCATATAATATTTCTGCTTCTAGTGATGGTTTAGCTTTTTCAAATCAAGTAACAGGTTCAGAAGTGATGAGAATAACCTCTACTGGACTAGGTATCGGAACTTCATCACCAGATACAATCTTATCTTTAGAACAAAACAATGCTCCAAGAATACAATACAAAGATACATCTGGTGGAACAGATGCAAAAGTTTGGAGAACTATGGGATTGGATAGTGACTATAGATTAGAAACTAGAAGTGATAATCTATCTAATGGTCAATTAGCTTATGTTGCTACTAGAAGTGGTTATGTTGTGAATGAACATAAATTTTATACATCTGATAGTGAAAGAATGCGTATCACCAGTTCTGGTAAAGTAGGTATCGGAACTACAAATCCAAATCGTATGCTAACAGTTGAAGGAGATGGTGGAGAGCCAGATATAAGTCTAGTAAATTTAGATAATACAAATAGTAATTTTAACCAAATAAGATTTTTATCAGTTGGTTCTGATGATTCTACTAGAAGGCTTGGTGCAGATATAAAAGCTCTTTACACATCACATAGCTCAACAAATCCAACTACAGATTTAGTATTTGGTACAGCAAGTGGTAGTTCTCCATCAGCAGAACGTATGCGTATTAATAGTTCTGGTAATGTTGGTATTGGTACAACTTCTCCAACACAAAAACTAGATGTTAATGGAACAGTAAAAGCTACAGCGTTTGAAGGCGATGGCTCTGCATTAACTGGTGTTAGTGGTGGAAAAATTTTACAAGTTGTTTCTGCAACTGATAGTACAGCAAGAAGTACAACTTCAAGCTCTTTTGTAACTGCATCAAATACTTTGTCTGTTAACATAACTCCATCTGCAACATCTTCTAAAATATTTGTAATGGCATCAACACAAATATACAATACATCAACAGCTTATACTTTTTTAACAATTAAAAGAGGTAGCACAGATTTAGGAGCAGCTTCAAATAAAGGATTTTTAAATGGCTATTATGGGCCAAATGGAGATTTAGGTTTTCCAGCAACTTTATCTATTTTAGATACTCCTTCTAGTACCTCAAGTCTTACGTATCAAGTTTATTTTAGAGTAAGTAATGGAACTGGAGTGTTAAATGAACAAGGTGGTAAAAATTCAATAACAGTATTTGAAGTAGGAGCATAAAATTATGAATAAAGTCGCAAATGCAATATTAAAAATAAATCCTAAAGCAGAAGTTTCTGTAAGTGGAGATGATATAAATACTATTGTTTGGGAAAATGGAACAACACCTATACCAGTAGCTGATATAGAAGCTAAAATGGTAGAAGTACAAGCAGAATATGATGCTAAACAATATCAAAGAGATAGAGCAACTGCCTATCCATCAATTCAAGAACAGTTAGATATGCAATACTGGGATAAGGTTAATGGCACTACTAACTGGGAAGATGCAATAGCAAAAGTTAAATTAGACAACCCCAAACCATAATAAGGAGAAAATAATATGGCAACAACATACGAATGGTCTTTCCCAAATTTTGAGACAGACGCAGATAACAAGGTTAAAGTTATCCATTGGAGATACACAGCAGTAGATGGAGAACACTCTGCATCTATGTATGGTTCAGATGGTGAAACTAGCGACCAAGACTTTGACAGTATGACTAAAGAAGATGCTATAGCTTGTGTATTAGAACATTCAGATACTACTGAAGATGATATGAAAGCTAATCTTGATGCACAAATCGCATCACAAAAAGCACCTACTTTAACGTCTAAAACTAAGGAGTGGTAACATGAACTTTAAGTTCGATGACAAAGACTACGATAGTGAAAAGCTATCTGATACTGGTAAATTATATCTTGGTAAGTTGCAAAATATTGGAGCTAAAGAA